AAGCAATCCAGGCAACGGCCTGAACAAGTTCAAAAGGATGCGGGCGGTCAGGATAGGCTGACGCCGCTCCACCTATTCGAGACGGAAGACCAATGGGCGAAGGAATAGGATCAAGAGGCCTGAACGATAAGCAGCGCCGCTTCGCTGATTTCATCCTTCAGGGCAAGTCGCAGATCGAAGCGCACAAGCTTGCGGGCTACACAGGCAAGAACGACGAGGCTCGCGCTGCGTCGGCATGTGAAATCCTAACCAATCCTAATGTTGAGGAATACCTCACAGCAAGGCGTCAGAAGATCGCCGCCAAGGTCGAACTGACCACGGAGCATTTCGCCCGTCGGCTGGAACGGATCGCCTCCGCAGCCGAGCGTGCGGCCTTGCCAAAGCCCGGTGATGAGGAAGCTACAGACATCCTCACGGTCACGGCCAAGGAAGCGGCAGACATCGCACGCAGCCATTCAATGGACGCTGCAAAGCTCCTCGGCCTGGTGATCGACAAGTCTGAATCCAAAGTCACGCTGCATGAGGACCGGATCGATCGCATCCGTGAAAAGCTGAATGGCAGACGGCCAGAACAGTCCACAATTAACTGACGACGAGTACGAGACAATCCTCGGAGATGACGAACTCTACTTCGAGGCGTGCCTTCAGATCCGAACCAAGGAGCAGGGCCTCAAGGCGTTCGTGCTCAACAACGTCCAGCGGATTGTCCATCAGAAGTGCGAGGAGCAGCTAGCCCGGACTGGCAGGGTCAGGCTGATCATCCCCAAGGCCCGCCAGATGGGCATCAGCACATACGTCGGCGCGAGGTTCTACAAGAAGACCAGCACCACACGGGGCAACCGGACGCAGATCATCACCCACGAGGATGACGCGACCCAGAACCTGTTCGGGATGGCAAAGCGCTATCACGAGAACTGCCTGCCGGACTTCAAGCCCCAGACATCAGCCTCCAACGCCAATGAGCTGGCATTCGGAAAGCTGGACAGCGGCTACAAGATTGCAACCGCCGGCGCACGATCGGCTGGACGCTCAAGCACAATTCAATGCCTGCACGCATCGGAATACGATTTCTGGCCTGATGCGACGGCTGACGAGGTATGGACGGGCCTGTCGGAAGCCATTCCGAACATGGCCAACACTGAAGTCATCATCGAGAGCACGGCCAAGATGCCTGGCGGTCGCTTTCACAGGGCGATCAAGGCGGCACAGGCGGGTGAAAGCTCATATGAAGTGCTGTTCCTCCCGTGGTTCTGGCATGAGGAATACACCACCCCGGCGCCTGAAGGCTGGAGGCCACCCCCGGCCTTCGTGGAATACGGCCTGCTGCATGGCTTAGGACGCGACCGTCTCTATTGGGCATGGCTCAAGAACCGCGACCAGGCGATGAACTACGCGGTGTCGCCGGATGAGTTCACGCCGGACTTCAAACGCGAGTATCCGGCGACGATCGACGAAGCCTTCGAGGTTTCGGGTGACGACTTCATCCGGGTATTCCCAAGGGCATGGGTCAGGGCTGCACAAGCCCGCTGGATAGCCAACAAGGACAAGGCGCTGCCTCTGATGTGCGGTCTGGGCATCGACCCGGCGCAGGGTGGTGGCGACAAGACGGCATGGGCTGCATTGCACGGGGTCAGGTTCCCCGAGGTTCGGTCAGTGCCGGGTGTCTCAACCCCGGATGGTCCGGCCATTGCGGCTATCGCTGCCACGACACTGAAGGACGGGGCGACACTGGCGATCGATGTGACGGGCGGTCATGGCGGTGACGCTTACACCCATTGCAAGAAGCACCTCGACCTGCCGACGCTGGGGGTAAACAGCTCACACTCCTCCACGATGCTGACGAGCGACCGCAAGAACAAGCTGGTTCTGGTCCGGGATGAACTGCACTGGGCATTCCGCGAGGCGTTGAACCCTGAGACGGGCGACAACATTGAACTGCCGCCTGATCCTGAACTGGAAGAGGAATTGCTGGCCTGCACCTTCGAGGTCAAGCCAGCGGGGATCAAGGTTTGCCCCAAGGACGATATCCGGGCCGCACTGAAGCGCTCACCTGACAAGCTGGATGCTGTGTTGCTGGCCTGGAAGGCTGGCGATCGATCGGTCAGGGCCATGGCTTCGGCTGAACGGATCAGGAAGCGGGCCAACGGTCAGGCCGGCGTTGTCCGCCAATATGCAAAAGTGACGGGAAGGCGCAGATGAAACCGAAGAACAAGAAGCCCGGCGCCGGTCAGGACACCATTGCGCAACAGACGGCTGCTGCTCTGGCCCAGGCGCCTGCGCCCAACATCACCGATGTCAACGTGATGGACGCGGTGGACGCCGAGAACAAGCAGGCTCGGAAGCGCAAGGGCCGTGCGTCTACGCTGCTGGGCGGCACGTACAATGCGCCAGTGACAGCCAAGTCGATCCTCGAATCGAAGTATTGACCTGATGGCATTCGACGCAGAAGCGCGCACAAAGGGGCGGCTGCAGGAACGTGCGAAGGAGTGGCTTGCCCGCTCTGAGGGCCTGTTCGGCCAGCGCTCCATGATGAACACCCGCTGGCAGACGCTGGCGGAAATCTTCGATCCCGATCGTGCTGACTTCACCTTGGAGTGGACCGAGGGCCAAGACCCTTATTATGGCCTCTACACCTCCGAACCGCAGATCCTGCGCCGCAACATGGCGAACCGCTTCGGCTCGATGACCCGTCCCAAGGGCGTGGACTGGTTCAAGCAGACCTCGAAGTCCGACGAACTGATGGAGGACCATGAGGTCCGTGAGTGGTGCGAGGACGCGACGACCCGTCAACGCAAGCTGGTCTATGCGGCAAGCTCCGGCTTCACCCGTGCGTTCAGCCAGGCCGATTCAGACTATGTGACGTATGGCAACGCCGTCGTTGAGTACGGCTATAACTCCACGAAGAGCGGCCTGTTCTTCTCATGTGCCCACCTGCGGGATTGTGCGTGGGCAGAGAATGCCGAACTGGTCGTGGATGAGCTGCACAAGCGGCTGAAGCTCCCGCTGAAGCAGGCGATTGGCCTGTTCGGTCTCAAGAACCTGCCGCCTGAGTGGCAGAAGCTGGCTGACAAGGGCGAGAACCTCTCCCAGAAGGTCGAGATCGTCCGCTGCGTGCTGCCGGTCAACGAGGATATGTACGAGGCGAGCGAGAAGCCGCGTAGTTCAGCGAAATACTGTTCGATCTACATTGCAAAGGGCGTTCGGGATCAGGAATCGGGGATAGCCGAGGGCTATTTCGACGTGTTCCCGTACTCCGTCCATCGCTGGGTGAGCCGTGTGGGCTCTGCCTATGCCCGTTCGCCCTGTGCTGACCTGGCTCTGGCTGATGGCCGGACGCTGAACTCTGCCGAGGCTGCGGCATTGCAGGGTATCGAGCGGATTTCGGACCCTGCTTTGACGGCTCCTGACGATGGAGTGATTGGCGAGATCCGTATTGGTGCCGGCGAGATCACGTATCGCGACCGGGATTACGATGCCAAGGCGGGCGGGCCATTCATCGAGGCTATTCCTGGCGGGGAACCAAGGACAGCGCTGGAATACATCAAGCTCAAGGAAATGAAGATGGCGCGGGCCTTCTTCATGGACTTGCTGCTGATGCCTGACCGCGAGATGACGCTGGGCGAATACACATCCCGGCTCGAGATCGTGCTGCGGGATGCTGCTCCCGTGTTCGAGCCGATCGAAGCCGACTATGCGCGCCTGATGGATGGCGTGTTTGAACTGGCCCGGACTGCACACGGCCCCGCTGATCCATGGGGCATGTTTCGCCCGGCGCCGGAAGCGTTGCAGGGCCAGCAGACCCAGTTCGAGTTCATTACGGCGCTGACCAACGAGTTCACGAAGCTGCGCCGGCTTCAGTACATGGACGTTCAGCAGCAGTTCCTGACGCTGTCCGAGGCGCAATCGCCTGCGGCTGACTACATCAACATGGACAAGGCCGTTGGCGAGAGCCTGAAGAACTTCCCGTCCGAATGGACGCGGGAAGAGGACGAGGTCGAGCAGATGCGGCAGCAGCGCGGCGAGCAGCAGGCGGCGGCACAGAAGCAGGCCATGGCGATGCAGGTCGGTGAGATGGCGGCGAAGACCCGGCCTGAGAACCTGAAGATGCTCAAGGATGAGATGGAGAACGGCCAGTGACCCTAACCTGGATCGACGACACCGTGACCCCGCCGGTTCAGCGGATCGTATCGCCAACCTATCCGTTCCCCGTGACGGGCGGCGGTGGTGGAGGAAACCCTGCGGGCGACGGCGCGGTCAACACGGCCACGCAAAGCTCTGTGGCATCAAGCGCGACGGATGTGACCATCCTGGCGGCCAACACCCGAAGGTACGGAGCGAGCGTCTACAACGACAGCAGCGCGGTCCTTTATCTGCTGCTTGGCGCGGGCACGAGCAGCGCGACGGTCCACACGCTGCAGGTCGCGCCGGGCGCTTACTTTGAGGTTCCCTACGGGTTCACGGGCATTCTGAAGGGCCTGTGGGCCAGCGCGACGGGCTCGGCTCGCGTGACGGAGTTCAGCTAATGGCTCTGTTCACTCCCACAGCTTATGTTTCGTGGACCCCGGTAATTACATTCGCCACGCCGGGCGATCTGTCCGTCACCTATTCGCAGCAAGTTGGCCGCGCCCTGGTGGTTGGCGGCTCCATGGTGACCCTTCAATGGCGGGTGGCGACGAGCGCCTTCACATTTACCACGGCAAGCGGCGCGGTTAACATCACGGGCAACCCATTTACAGCCTCTGCGACGTTGCCAGCAAACTATGGTTCAGTGCTTTGGCAAGGTATCACTAAGGCCAGCTATACGCAGGTTGTTCCGTTCATCAACCAAGGCGCCAGCATTATTCAGCTCGGGGGCAGCGGAAGCGGTCAAGCGATCGCGACCATCGCTGCCGCTGACATGCCGTCAGCCGGAACAGTTGTCATGGCCGGGTCAATCACGTTCCAACGCTAACCCAACAAACGGGTCGCAGTCCGCTGGCTAAACACCACGAACGGACCCCCACCCATACGGAACTCCAATGGCTGACACCGAAACTCAACAGCCAGAGAAGCACGCTGGCGGAAGACCCAGCAAGTACAACGCCTACATGCCTGACCTCATCATAGGCTGCGGTCGTCAAGGCATGAGCGTCCCCGAAATGGCCGACGAACTCGATGTTTCCATCTCCACGCTTTACAACTGGTCAGCGGAACATCCCGAGTTTCTGGAAGCCTTTACACGCGCACAGGAGCTTGCGGAGTCGTGGTGGGCCAAATCCTTGCGGTCTGGCCTGACGAAAACGCCCAGCGAGTTCCAAGGGGCTGCAAACCTCAAATACATGGCACAGCGCTTCAAGGGCTGGTCCGAGAAGGCTCACGTAGACACGCGATCGGTCGATCCGGCTGACGAAGCGGAGACGCCGACCGAGGCAGAGGAAGCCGCCGCGTGATATCCGAGCGCGCCAAGGACCGCGTCTTGAAAGGCGAGGCAGATGCGCTCAGCCAGGCACAGAAGAGCTGCTCCTGAAAATCACCTTCCCAGACGGCTCAACCGGCGAGTTTACTCAGCAGGTAACGAGCGCCTTTGCCGCCATGGCACGTGGTGACGCGAGCCCGGCACAACAGAAGCTTGTGCTGATCACCCTCTTTCGACTGACCAAACCATTCAGCGTTCCGGCTGCTGGTGCGTCCGACACGGTGCGGGCGTTCAGCGACGGGCATCGCTGGGTGGGCGTTTCAATTGCCCAGCTCGTCGGCGGAGAAGAACCGTGGAGCCTGCGGCACCTTGGAGATGTGACGAATGACTGAAGCGACCGTGATTGAGACTGCCAAGCCTGCGCCGGCCCCGCCTGTTGTGAGCGCGACGGCTCCCCCGCTTGAGGTTACCGCTACGCCTGCACCTGCGGCGCCCGTGGTCGAGGCCAAGGCCCCCGAGGCTGCATCCTTCGACTGGCGCAAGGAAATCGCGGGCGACGATGAGAAGCTCTACAAGCATCTCGAGCGCACGCCGGACCTGAAGACGCTGCACAAGCGTCTGGAGGATTCGCAGAAGGAACTGAAGGACTCGGGGCGGATCAAGGTTCCCGGCAAGGATGCGACGGACCAGGATCGTGTCGCATTCAATCAATCGCTCGGCGTTCCTGAGAAGGCGGACGACTACAAGATCAAGCTGGACCTGCCCGAAGGCGTGACGCTGGACGAGACCGACCATGCGTCCCTGAAGCAGATCACCGAATACCTCCACGCCAAGGGCGGCTTCACTGCATCGCCCGATGTCGTGAAGAACGCGCAGGAACTCTATGTCGAGCTGCGTGAGAATGCACAGGCAGCACTCGTCGCCAAGGGCGAACTGGCGCATCAGGAAACGCTGAAGGCGCTCAAGGCTGAGTGGGGCTACGATTTCAAGAACAATGTCGGCTTTGCCAATGCGGCTGTGACAGGCCTGTTTGGCAAGGAAGTAGCCAGCGACATTCTCAACACGCGGCTCGAGGACGGTACGCGGCTCGGTGATTTCCAGCCCTTCCTCAAGGCGATGAACATGGCGGGGCGTCAGTTGGCGCAAGACCCGCTCTTCCTCCCCACCAATTCGCTGCAGGGCGATCCGAAGACCCTGTCCGCACGCAAGAGCGAAATCCAGGCTCTGCGTTACGGAACCCCGCAGCAACAGAAGCTCTATGCGTCCCCGGAGGTTCAGCTTGAGCTGGACACTCTCATCGCAAAAGAGATTGCCGCAATGTCGAACAAAGCGGCTTAGAGCCCGGTGGGTGGCCTTCAGGCGATCGCCACCCACGAAGCTCCGCGACTTCCCCGGTAACCCGGCCCTCGCGCCTCATCTAAGGATCGGAAACGGCCCCGCCATTCCGGCGATTCCCCGCGTCTGAACCGGCATCGCCCACCATGCAACCCATGATGGGAACCCCCAATGCTGAACGTGATCGATGCGGTTTTCCGCACAAAGTACAACGACGAGTTCAAGGAAGACTTCGAGCGTAACAAATCCCTCCTGATGCAGACCGTCCGCAATGACGGCCTGATGTCGGCAGGTACTGTCAAATGGGATGTGGTTGATCCGGTCGATCAGGCTGGCATTCGTACTCGTGACGGTCAGATCCCGGAATCGCAACTCGGCCTGTCTCAGGTCTCGGGCACCCCGGAAGAGCACTTCAAGAAATACCGCATCGACAATTTCGACGCCTTCCGGGCCAACCCGAACGCGCGTGCGATGATGTCGAAGAAGGCGCGTGTCGCAATCAACAGGTCGATCGACCAGTCGATCGTCAACGCCCTCGACGCCGGCACGCTGGCGATCAACGGCGGCTCGGCCATCTCCCCGGCGCTTCTGTCCACCTTCCTCCTGTGGACGAACACGCTGTGGGAAAACGACGTGCCGAACGATGGCAATGTCTGGGGTGTCATTACCCCGCGCACAGCCAGCCAGATGATGAAGATCGACGAATTTAAGAACTCACGCTTCATCCCGGTCAATGACCAGCCGATGCCTGGCGGCGTTCTCAACGCCGGCTATCGCGAGTGGCTCGGCGTCAAGTGGATTCAACCCCACACTGGCCTCACTGGCTTCCTCACGACGACGGCGAAGAACTACATCTACCACCAGGATGCAGTTGGTCACCAGATCACCGGCGAGCCCGAGGTTCACCCGTACTACTACGAGCCGCAGGATCGTTACGAGTGCTGGGCCAAGACCTGGCACTGCGCCAAGCTTGTCCTGAACCGTGGCGTCATCCGCGCGGTGACTGACGACACCCTCGCGTTCTAACATCAGGATCAGGAGAATTTACTCATGGCTTATACACCTGCAACTCTTCACCTGATGCAGAACTACGGCGGCCCCGTTGGCATGAAGGAGTGGCTCTACGATACCGTGGATGCACTCGCGACCATCTATGCCATCAACTACATCTCCGACGCCAAGGATCGGCGTATGGAGAAGGGCGACCGTGTTCTGGTCCGCCGCTGGACGACTGCCGTTCCCGCGACCAACGCAGAAAAGCTGACCGCAGCAGCGACGGCAAACGTCCTCGTTTCGATGACCATTCACATTGTGCTTGGCATCAATGCGACGACCGGCGCCGCCGACTTGACGGACGGCCTGGCGATCACTGCAACCAACACCTGATCGGACTACAAACTGGGGAGGGGGCTTTGGCTCCCTCCCTTCATTTCTGGAGACAGCATGTCAGAAGCCCACGTGGAACCGAGCGCCCTGCGCTGCCCGACCAAGAACATCAGCAATACCCGCACCCGCGAGACGGCGCGCGTCATTGCGACAATCCCGGCTTCGCACCCGATCGAAGCGGTGCTGAGCCCGAACTATTTCGGCAATGCGATCGATGTGATGGACCTGCGTGTCCGCGATATCATCGAGCTGGAATGGGAAGACGACACCAAGTTTGGCGAACTGAGCATCCGCTCGGTCGAGAAGAGCGTGCAGCAGGTTGTGACCGCCGTGCGCTTCCTCAACGAATACGAGCCGCCTGAGTTCCCCGAGGGCTGGTCCGCTGCATTCCGTTCGGCCTCTGTCGGCTGGGTGCTGACATTCAACGGCAACGAGGTCGAGGCGAACTTCCGTACCAGCGAGGAAGCGGCGACCCGTGCATCCTCGCTTGATCGACAGAAGATCATCACGGCATCTATCGGACGCGCGAAACCGACCCGCGTTCGCACGGTCGAGATCGATGGCGAAGCAGCCCCGGAACGCCGCAAGCCGGGCCGTCCTGCCAAAGCCCCGGTTGAAGCTGAAGCGATGAAGGTTGGTGGCTGATGGCTTCCAAGGCCGCCATCCTCAACTCGGCGCTCAACCATATCGGTGAGCCGGAGAGCGCTGACCCGCTGAACGATACAGCGACGTGGGTCAAGCGCATCCGGGACCGCTATGATGCGAAGACGCGGTTGCTGTTCGAGAAGCATCCGTGGAACTTCTGCATGGAGGTTGAGCAGCTTTCGGCTACGGAGCCGACGCCGGACGGATGGTCTTACGGCTTTGCCAAGCCTGCGAAGTGCTGGCGGATTGTGCGCGTCACCAATGGCGCTGACAGCATGGACCCGAAATATCCGACCCTGTCCTACCGAGACCAGGCGGGTCGGATACTCACCAACAGCTCGACGACCTACCTGATGTTCGTAGACGGCGACTGGCTCTCGTCCGAAGGCTCGTGGCCAGAGGTGTTTGCCGAGGCCCTGGCGTCTGAGCTTGCGTTCAGCGTCCTGCCTGTGACTTCGGCCAATGGTGATGCACGGGATAGGATCGAGCGTATTGCGCGGCGTGACCTGCGTAGCGCGAAGAACTGGGACGCCCAACAGAACCCGGTCTGGCAACCGCCTCCGAGCAAGTGGCAGGTAAATCGCTGGTCCTCGCAAAGCGGTACGCAGCGCGATGGGTAAGCAGAACGGGCAGATCGTCAATTTCACGGCGGGCGAGTGGGATCAGTATTCGCTGGCGCGGATCGATCTGGCTGACCATGCCAGTGCTGCGGAAACCCTGACGAATGTCTACCTGACGACGCAGGGCGCGATGGAGCTTGCGCCTGGCTCCAAGTATCTGCGGTCCACGCCATCGAATGCCATGGCGGTGCTGCGACCGTGGGCGCTGTCGATGGACGCCTCGTTCTGCCTTGAGTTCTCTGCCAGTCTCGTGCGGTTCATCTCCGTGACGACCGGCGACTATGTGTCCCTGACGGGCGCTGCTGCGACGGTTGCGGCTTTCACGGACCAGAGCGCGGTAATTTCCTCTGGCGGTGGCACGCCTCCTACGGGCGATGGTGGTAGCGGTACTGACTCGCCCGGTATTGGCTGCATCTGGATTGATATTGGCGAGGTTGGCGGCGGCTTCTGGCTCTGCCCGCCCACTGGGATACTCCCCCCGTAATGGCCTCCACATTCACACCATCAGGATCGACGGGCGGGGCATTTGTTGCCGATGCGGGCAATTACGCGATCGGGCGCAGCTCAGTCACGACGGCGGCGCCTACATCCGAGGTCTCGTTCTCGTTCACAATCTCGCGCCGGCCTCTGGTTATGCGTGTCGGATCTACGGCGGGCGGTCAGGAGATCGTCGAGGACACGACGTTCGAGCCGGGCAATCACGTCTTTTCATTCACGCCGGGCGTCTCGCCCTATTACCTTGAGTTCCAGCTTCGGGATGTCGGGCAGGCAGTCTTGAGCAATCTGGCCCGTGTGGCGCCGGGCCTCCTGACCCTGCCGACAGTCTTCACCGAGACATTCCTTCGCAGCATCAGGTCGGAGCAAAGCCTCAACGTCCAGTGGCTCGGGAATGGATTTGACGCACCCTACGCGCTGGAGCGGCGGGGGACCAATTCCTGGTCGATGCGTCTGTTCCAGCCCAATGACGGGCCGTTCGAGCCTGACGACACATCTGGCGTGACGATGACGCCGAGCGCCCTCACAGGTACGGCGACGGTCACGGCGTCCCAGGCAGTGTTCAAGGCAACCGATGCGGGTTCGCTGATCCGGCTGACGCAGGCCGGGCAGTATCAGTCGGCCAACGGAACCGCGCTTAGCATCACGACAAGCTCCATTCGTGTCACTGGAACTGGCACGGCAGCGCGGACATTCTACTACGCCGGCAGCGGGACGTTCGTGGCGACGGTAACCCTGCAGCGCTCGGTCGGGAACGAACTGAACTTCGTGGATGTGGCCAGTTTCACGGCGGTCACGAGCACGTCGCTCTACGACACCCTTGACGGACAAATAGTTTATTACCGTCTGAAGGTCACAGCGTGGACCAGCGGCACGGCTGTGATGAGCCTCACCTATTCGGGCGGGTTAACGGACGGGATCGCGCGTATCTTCTCGGTTAACGCTGACAATGCCGTGACCGTTGACGTGCTGTCGGCCTTCGCAACGACGACGGCGACACCGATCTGGGCGCGTGGTTCGTGGTCGGATCGCTTCGGCTGGCCGACGTGTCCTGCGCTGTTCGATGGCCGTCTGACCTGGCTGATGGCGGGCAGGCGCTGGCAGTCGGCGGCGGATGATTTCGAGAGCTACAAGCTGGGCGCGGAGGATGC